ACTTGTTAATCCTGCACGGAAAGAAAGAATACTTGTGGTTTCATTTCCTGCATTATTAACAACAGATGATTTTGGTGGTGATAAAAACACCATACAATCTTTGCGAGATTCAACTAGTGAAATTAGGTTTGTAGCTACTGTTGTATTTCCAGGACCAGAAATTAAAAGTGAAAGTTGAACGGCATCTTCACCAGCAAATATAGTATATGCAGCTAGAATTTCTGTATTGCCAATTGTACCATCTGTACCACCAGTCATAGATGCTGAGAACGGTGTATCAATATTGGTATATGTTTTAGCTACAGAACTTGTTCCCCAATTTGAAGAACCTGGTTGATGATTTAACCACCAAATATATTTTGATTTACTATTAATAACTGTTTTATAGAAGTTGGATGCGCCTTCATTTGTCAAAGCATCAGAGGCCTTTGAAACGAATGCGTATTTTTCTAGGACAGTATTTGCAACTCCTGAAAAAGTACCATCTTCATCTACGACAATAACATGCAATTCATCGCCGCTACCATTATTATCTGACACATAATCAGATGTTCCTGGTGCAACGCCAAACTGGTCAGCATATTGCCATTTACGAAGAACTGGTGTGTTAGCAACAACTGTTCCTACAGCAGTAGCTGTAACAATTGCTGTTGCGTTAACAGAGGCAACACGAACAAAGCTAGAACCACCATCAACGGAAACCAAATCTCCTGCAACCAAATTAGCAGCTGCATTAGCAGTACCGTTAACATTGATTACTGTGGCACCAGAGGTAACAGCATTTGCTCTTAGTGAATCTGTAACTGTTAAGTTTGCTGAAAATGCTTGCGTACTTGGGCAGATAGAAATTCTTAATGTATTACCAGCATCGCCAGGACAACGAGCACCAAATGGGCCAAGAGATGTGTTAGCTGAAGCTTCCCAATTAGAATCATAATCATCTTCATTTTTAATAAGAGCTCCAACACCGTTTGCAGTAGCGTTGAAGGTTGATGTAGTATTTGCAGCACGAACAACTTTTAAATTACTTGCATATGCGAGAAAGTTTGCAGCTGAGAACCAGTATTCATAATTTGTACTGTTTGGTTTACCAAATCCATCAACAAGGCGAACCTCATCTGATATGGTAACGACTTCACTAACTGGACCCCAACTGAAGTTTCCGGCAATACCGCCAGTTGAAGTGGCAATAGATGGGACTATTGTAGTCAGGTCAATTTCTGATATATTTAATCCAGGCGAGAGCTGAAATGCCATTTTTTACTCCTTAGTTTACGGGACAATTACAATTATTTCTATATTGTCTATTTAGTTATTTTAAAAAGTTGATTTTAAGTATCCAGCTGGAAGTTCTTGCTTCCAAACATCACCAGAATCAACAAGTATTTCTTCTTCCAAACCATTTTCTATAAAACCAAATGGTATCACATCTTCTTCTATTTGTTTTATTCTTTCTTGATACATAGCTTCACGAATATTAACATTATTTAATTCTTTAAAGTATGAGTTTGTTGTTAGCCAACTAAACAATACCAAAGGCATTACCAGATCATCATGGTAACCATCATCAGCTGCATAACTATCTCTTACCTGAATGAAGGTTGATATTTCTGATATAGTATCTGCATCCATTATTAAGAGTTTCTTTTCTTCAACTAAAGCTTTGAATGTAAAGCAACCAATTCTTTTTACTCTTTTATCTGTTTGAACACCTAATTGAGTTTTACCACCACCAAAACCACCTGAAACTACCTGTCCTTTCTTAGTATCCCTATTTACGAAAATGATATTGTCATATTCTAATTCATTATGCATGATATGAGCAACTTGTTCACTAGAGTTTACTTCAATCAAAACATAGGCATTATTATAATCTTTTGCAATTTTATGAATAACAGTTGGGTACAACATTGGTGCTATCTTATTATCTCTAAATTTACCAACCAGTTTATAAGGCACTTCGGTAATATCTACAATAACAAATGCGGAGTAATCGCCGCCAACTCCTTTTGCCGTATCAGCAACAATAACATAGGTATGAGGCTTGGTAACTAACTTCTCATCTTCATCTCTTTGCCCATTTATTGGGTATTCGTACAAATCTAAACCATCTTTGGAATAGACTGTAGGACAAGTTGTCATGTACTCAATAGTGTCTGAGTTAATTAGTGTTAGGGACGATCCTAAGAACTTACAGAGCACTTCCTGATTGTATTTCAGATCACCAAGCTGACGCTTCTGTTCAAGTGCCCACTTCTCATCTCTGCCTGGAATCTCCCAATATGGAATATACATTGGCACAAAGTCGTTGTTTTTATTAACGGCATCATTCCAAAACTTCCAAAAATGATTATAACCTAATGGTGTTGAGGTAATAAGAATCTTTGTAGTCTGACCAGCAGAAATAACTGGATACACAGCAGTAAAAAATGCATCTGCTACGGTATTTGGAATGATTGCAGCTTCATCAATATACAATAGGTTAACAGATTTACCACGAATACCAGCAGCAGTTGTTGCAGAGGTAAATACAATTGAACCATTTTCTAATTCAATGTCACCTTTGTTCCATGTCTTAATACCTTGCTGCATCCATGGTGGTAAATACTCAAACATCAATTGGTACCTAGACATAATTTCACGAGCCGTTGCCGATTTGTTTGCTAAAACTGCAACACTCTTATTGTCTTGAAATAATGTATACCATAAAATATAGGCGGCCGCTGAAGTCGTTTTACCTTGTTGACGGCCTTCCATAAGAATAACTTTACGATTGTCATGGATTAATTTAATCTTTTTCTTTTGACAATCGTAAAGTTTAAACGGTTGAATGCCGTGGTCAAGTGTTACAATATAACAGTAGTTATCAATAAAATATATTGGATCTTTTACACACTTAGCAATTTCCAATACCTGTTCTTCAGAATAGGAAAAATCAATTCCTATTCTTTTTAGTGATGAATTTCCATTATAACCATTATTATTATTATTCATCTTCTACTTTATAATACTACGCAACATCCATGCTTTCTTTTGATGAGCACTTAAAATATCTTGCAAGAAATTAGACACAGCTGGTTCACCGGCCTGATCTGCTGCAACAATGCCTGCTCGGAGATGGAAAATAAAACGGTCATTATCTTCTTTTAATTCAGTCATCATCATAGCAGGAGCTGGAATAGTATCTACGGCTTCTTTAATATCTGATAACTCAAGAAATCTTTCCATTGAACCCGGAACATAAGCATCTAAGTACCTAATATTTTCTGCAATTGGATCTGTTTGTGCAAATACTTGGGTGTAAAAATTATTGAGAAAATCGTGATATTGTGGAAAGTTTGCACCTTCAATGTTCCAATGGTAATTGTGGCTCTTTAAATACAACGCAAAGTTTGTACCTAAAATAACTTTAAGTTGTTGAATTAATTGTTCCATAATTATCTATTCTCTCTAATTTGCTTTAGTAATTCTGCTGTTGAACCCACAAAGACTGCTTTTTCCACATTAATGGATTGTTTAATGTCTTGCGGTTTCAACTCTTGTTTTTTCTTTTGTATATCTAATAAATCTTTATTCAGATCAGATAGTGTTTTGATAAAGTTACCTAATACTTCATAGGCTCTTGGGTGTTCAGATTCTTGAGCCACCAAAATTAAATTATCAACAGCTATTTCACCTTTGCCTAAAAGTGATTTAATATTTTTTCTTGCTAAAGCAGAATCAGCATTTATCTCATCTGCTATTTCTAAATCTGTTTTTATTGGCGATTCTACTATTTCTGTGCGCCTGATTGGTTCAATATCAAAAATTTCAGATAGATTATTGTTTAATTTGTTCATACTGTATCTGGCCACTCAGTAAACAACTCATCAAATCCGTAGGCACTATTTGCATTAGCCGTGATTGGATCTGGTGTTGTTATAATACTTAATACTTTAACTGGATTTTTATCAATTGTTGTGATGGTATATGAAGCATTAGAATATACTCCAACAACTTTATCATTTGCTTCTAAATTCTTATTTAAAGCTCCTACAACTAATATACCATTGGAGTTATTGCTAAAATATATGACCTCACCTTTAACTCCTCTTGCGACAACTTCAACATCTTCACCAGTAGTATACACACCGGTGCCCGTTGAATAGTTTACGAAAACTTTTTGTGCATCAAGTTTTCTATCATCCATATATATGTTTGTATTTGCTTGACGAATAATTTTACTTGTCTTAACAGCTGGCCAGATATATGATTTTGCGGTAAATGTTAAGTCCCACATAATCATTCTTGTTGTTGAAAAATCACCTTCATAGTCTGTTGATGGTGTAACGGAGTTTAGTATGATTGGCATATCATACACTTGATCCATTCTAGATATAAAATCAACCGTAACCGTAAAATCGGGTGTAAAGAAAGGTAATATTTGTTCTAATATTTGTGTCCCATCTTCTGTGTTTCTAACATAAATTGACAAGCTAAATTCAAAATTGTATGGAATTGGAGCGTATTGACTATTAAATCTGGTAGAATTATTGGCTGCAAAGTTCTGTAGTGTTGACATTTGTTTACGGTTAGAATCATATTCCATTCCAACCAAATCAAAACTTATTCTTGGAAGAATTGTACTAATTGACTTTGTTAAATTAGGGTCAGAAGTAATTCTAGCAATATATTTTTCTTTGGCGCCATATGAGAGAGGCACTTTTGTGACTTCTTTAGCTGTTAAACCATCTTTTGTATACCGAACTAATTGTATATCATTAAAAATTGTTCCAAATGCAACAACAACTTTACGAATGGTTCTATTATAAAATGGTGTATTACCTAGCATCAAGGTTCTCCAAAAGGATTGTGCTCAGTAAAATCAAGTATATCATCTGATTCTGTTTCAATACGATTATTATCTACAATATCTTCAAATGCATTATCCATCAATGCAGTATCAGAAATGGTATTGATAGTCCAAATAGCGTTACTTGTGTTACCACGAACATTACCAGAATTGAATGTGCCTATCACTCTAATAATATCAACAGAGCTGCCAGTATTATAAGTGTAAACAATAGCCTGTGCGGTTGAGTTAGCTAAATTAGCACCTTGATATATGATTTCATTAGAAACAAAAGCACCTGTGCCTCCAGCATTTAATGTAATTCTGGTTCTTGGATACAAATCAAATATTTGTCCATCAATTTCTGAGATACCAGTTTCAATAATTTCATTAGAGAACACAAATTGTTTTAATTTCAAAGCATAAACATAAACATTACCGCCACGGCCACGACCCAATGTATAAAACATAGCTTGGTCATTTTCATGTTCAACAAAAGTTATTTCAAAAAAGTTTCTCAATAACGGAATATAAATTAAATCGCCTTCAAATGGACGCTGTTGGTTTACAGTAGATGAAAACCTTCTACGAGAAACTAGTAAAGTTATTTCATCTCTAATTTCAAGGCCAAATTTAGAGATAAAATCTCCTTCGCCTTGCATACCTGTTACATTTTCCAAATACATTTCAATTGAACTAGCAGACACATAAGTTTTTAATGTATCTTCACCATATAATAAATCAACAGAATCACGACTTGTTCTTGGTAAATAAAATACATCCATTCCATAAATGCCAAGAGCCTCTATGACGAGATCCTCGACAAGAAGTTGCTCACTGGTGATTTGATTGGCAGGATAATTATTAAAATATAGGTTGGTGGCCACGAAATTTAACCCATCAGTATTTCATTTGGCAACACATTTATGATTTGCATTTCTTCTTCAAGTTTAGCTAATTCTTCCACAGCTTCGTCATAAATTTCTTTGCCATTTAATGTTACACCACCTGGCAATTGTACACCAGCAAACTTTTTAAGATTATTACCCCATTGCATTTTGATTAATGCTGTGGCATATTTTTTAAAAAATCTGTCACCAAAAACATCTGAGTTTCCAGAGATTGTTGCTGATACATTAGCTGTGGTGTTAACCATTGGCCCACGAACTGTTAATGAGGTGGGTGATAGGATTTTATCAACTTGAAATTCATCAACACCATTAAATGTAATAAAATCATTTTCTAAAAACTCTTGATCAAATTTTGTGCCAAAGCCAACTACCGCATTACTAGAGGCTGTATATGACATTGTTCCAGTCAAGGTTATAGTAGAAGGATTTAATGCTCTGTAGCATTCAACAATAATATAATCACCCACTTGAACATCTCTTGTCCAATCTATGTCAATGAATACTTTATTTTGTTTACGATTAAACCTAAATTGTGGTGTACCTGAGAATAACATCTCAAGTGTTCTTAGGTGTTGCATGGTAATTTCATATGACACATAAGAAACTGATGTGAAGTCATACAAATCGTTTAAACGCAATTGATAACGCAAATCAAACATATTGATTGAAGCATTAGAGTTATCAAATGGAAAAATACCTGTTACAAAAGTTACCGCATCTGGTGCATATATCCATCGGCGATTAATATCTGCAGCCGTTAATTGGTGCTTCATATACATCTTCTCTGTACCATCAAAATGGTAATCTTGAAAATATGATAGAGCATCATCAATACGGTCTTCCACTTGGTCATCATCCACATTAATTTCAATAACCGGAAAACCAAGTTTTCTTAAACAGTAAGTTTTGAATTCTGCACGAGTTGATGGAGTTGCCATTTTTTATCCTAAAGCTATTGAAAGTGCCAACACATCTGGAATAGTTGCTGCTGTATTCGCTTTAGTAAATGCACCGTTAGCATATATTGATGCCGAGTTGGCAACATGACTTGATATATTAGCAAATGTAGCTGCTGAAATAGCTATCTCTCTTGCCACATTATCAATTGCAGCACCACCAGAAATAGTATTAGCAAAAGCAAAAGACGCATTAGCATGAATGAATGAGGCTGTAATGCTATTGTTTTGAGTTACATCAACTAAAGAAGCAGTATTACCTGCTATAAACGCTGCATTAGCAGCATTGAATGCTGCTTGAGAAAATATAAGATTAGATGTTAATGCGCTTTCACGAGCTAAAGCAAAACCACCAGAAGTTGAACCATCATGGACAACTAATGTTTTCTTATCGGTATCTACGGTAATTTCAGCAACAGCGCCAGTAAACACACTGGTCTGTGTTGTATTGCCTCTTCTTGTTTGGACTTGTGTTGACATAATAGTATTTATAGTGTCCCGTAATCTATGCTAAAGTTGATTGATTCATACACAAATCCATAATCAACAGTTAGACCTTGTGCGCCAGGAGTGCCAGCAACGGTGATTGTTTTAGTTGTTGAATTTGCAAAGACCACAACACCAGACTCGCCAACAAAATTGACTTGTGAGTTGGCAGCAGCTGCATTAGCATATGTATTGTTATTTGCGGTATAGATAATACCAAAACCAAAATCAGTAGTACCACCGCCGCCAGAGCCAGCATTTGCTGTGAATTGTTTTGAACCATCTGCAAACTGAATGAAACCTGTATTAGCTACAAAGTTGTTTGCATATATTGTGTTTGCACCAGTAATATTACCATAACTACCTGTTGTAATAAATGAGTTAGCAGTAATTGTGCCTGTAACAGTACCGCCATTATTTGCATCTAAAGAATTATTTGCACGAACAAATGCTGCGGTAATACTGTTATTTTGCGTGGTGTCTGTTGCTGTTGCTGCATTAGCAGCTAAAAATGCAGCATTAGCTGCATTGAATGAATTGATAGCGAATGCATATACATTAACACCATCAGCACTAAAAATGTTGGCACGAACAGTACCATTAACTGTTAATTGACCAGTAGTTTTATTGAATGTTAATTTTTCTGATCCACCAATAGTGCCACTATCATTAAATTGAACTTCCGTATCTAGACCTGCTGGGCCCAAATAAGGATAGTGGGTCCC